AGTTAAGAAAGATAATCAATATAGCCTATTTTAGAGAGTTCAAAAACTCTCTTTTTTTATAAAAAAAATTAAATATTTCTTGAAAAAAGTATTGCATTAATCAATAAAGTATGGTATAATTGTTACATAAGGAGGTGAAGAAATGAGTAAAAAAAAGAAAAAACAAAAGAAAGGAGGGAATAAAAAAGAGTTAATTGAACTAATAACAGCAATAATAGAGTTAATCATAGCAGTCCTAACGCTGATAATTCTATTAACAAGTTATTTCAACTAACTCAAATATCAAGGAACTGGAGTAATCCAGTTTCTTGATTAAATTATATCAAATTTTACTCATAAAAACAATATGAAGAATACTCTTTTATTGACAGTTAATACATTATTTCTAATAACTTACTTACATTATTCTAAAAATAAAGTTTTTTTAATAGTTATAATTTTAATTGATATAGTTGTTATAGTAAATTCAATCAAAAAAATAAGAAAATTAAAAAAAGGAAGATAATTATGACATTAGGTGGGAAAAGAGAGGGAGCTGGAAGAAAAAAAATAGAAGATGAGAAAAAGAAAATAACAAAATCTTTTCGGATAGCTCCAACACTTCTAGAAAAGATAGAAAAAAAATATCCTGAAAAAACTCTTTCATGGGTAATAGAGCAGGCATTA